GTTAACACAGCTGGAACCTATTATTATAGAGTTCAGGTACAAACTCCAAACTGTGGAGCTGCAGTCAATTCAGACGCTAAAACTATTACTGTTACATCGGGAACTCCACCGGTTGGGGGTTCAGTTTCATCAGCAGTTCATGCAACTTCGACTAACTCCGGTACCCTAACTCTTAGTGGTCATACTGGAACTATTATTAAGTGGCAGCGTTCAGCAAATGATGGAGTAACTTGGACAGATATTGTAAATACAAGTACAACAAATTCATATTCAAACCAAACTGATGGTATTTTGTATAGAGCTCAACTACAAAATGGAACTTGTGGGTTTGCCTACTCAACTGCAGGTATGATTACAGTTGCACCATTTACCTATTCAGGAACAGTCTATAATTCAGAAGCAGCTGCTCTACCTGGAGCTGAAGTTAAATTATATTCTAAACCTAAATCTGATTCTAATTATTCTTTCCATAGCACCTCTACTACAAATTCAAGCGGAGTCTATTCATTTACAACTTCATTAAGCGTAAACAAATATGATTTTAGAGTGGCAATAGAATCTATTACAGTTTCTAATCCAACTACAGTTGATGCTCAAGCTTTTACTGATAAGATCCTAACTCAAACTTTTAATTCAAAGGATTATTATAGAGTTGATGCAAACAATAATAACACACTATCAATAACTGATGTGTTTCTTACCTATGCTAAAGCAAATGCTAACTTATCAAATTGGCCTAACTCAACACCAACGTATAGAATATTTTCAGCAACTCAATGGTCTACTATTAATAGTGGAACAACTAATGTTAAATCCACTTTACCAGGTCAAACATCTTTATTGGTAGACGGTCCAGTTTCAGGAGGTACTACTAATTTCTATATCATAAGAACTGGTCTTCGACAATAATCCAATCCCATTTCCATAGTATAATAACTAAAATAATCAATCGTAATGATAGATTTAAAGGAAGTATCAATTGCGTGGTTTAGATCATTTAACCCAACCCCAGAACAAAAAGCAATAGCAGATGAGCGTCTTGCTATTTGTGAAGCTTGTCCAGAAGCTAAAGTCAATCAATTAAATATTCACTATTGCGGTGCATGTGGTTGCCCACTTAACAAGAAAATTTTTACACCAAAGGGTCCAAGCGCATGTCCTAAGCTAAAATGGCCTCATTAAGGGTATATTAATCTCAAATGGCAAAGTTAAACATAAATTTATTTAAAGAAACCATGGACGAGTTTAAAGACAAGATCGAAAATGATCCGTTTAAAGCTGGTGCAATTCTTCGTGATCAATATCCCGATGAAATTTCAGAAATGTTGGAATTGCTATTTTGGGCAAAGGGCGCTAGGGAAGTAACTCTTAAAGTTTCCCAAGATTCTGATGACCTACTTAAAGTTGAAATCATAAATAGAAAATAAAATGCCAGATTTTTACACAGAAGCTGAACTTGATATCGATCCGTCAGAGTATTGGAGCGAATGTTCAAACAGAGAAAAAGAAGAATTAGCTGAGTTTGTAATCGAAGACGGTTATGCTCAAGCAAATGGACCAGTTTCACCATCCAATGTATTTGGTAGTTCAACCTATACCGAAAATGAATTAGGTAAATTACTAATTGAAATTTGGGAAAGTCGTAATTGGTTTGATATTAAAGAAATTGATGCTTTGCGTCAGCAATTAAGAGACGCTAAAAAGATATGATAAGAATTTATTTAGACGATGTTAGAACTCCAGTTGAAACTGAATGGGTTGTAGTCAGAAATTACGAAGAATTTGTAAACTTGGTTAAAGAGGCTGGGTTGGAGAATATTGAAGTAATTTCTCTAGACCATGACCTAGGAGATTCTGCTATGAGTGAATACTTTAATAATGTGAGTCCTAATTACATTTTAGATTACACTCATATTAATGAGAAAACCGGCTATGACTGTGCTAAATGGTTGGTTAATGAGTTTTACGATAAGAACCCAAAGTGGAGTGACCTATCAAGAGATGTAAAGCGTGGCAAACCCTTTCAATTTCCACTAGTCTATACTCACTCAGCAAATCCAATCGGCAGTGCCAATATCATGGGTTATATTAATAACTTCTTTATGAATGAAGCGCAAGCCCAAACCTGTGTAAGAGTAAATATTGCACACACCGCATAAAAAATAAAAATAATATGCAAATTGTCAAAACCTTTTTGTATATTAGCTAATATAAATAACTATACAAATAACAAAAGTGATGCAAACACAAATGAACCATATTATCGAGAATTGCTTTAGCCAAGTAGCGTATGCTAAGTGGACAGGCAATGACCGTGACTTAGGGTTCAGGAGTTGATAGGTATTATAAAGTTAGTAGCTATGAAAACACTGAGCCCGAACCCAAAAAGTTCGGGTTTTTTGTTTTATTAGAGTTTGTTCTTTGACATGTTGGAAAGTATTTTGGACAGGTAGCTCAGTTGGTAGAGCACAGGACTGAAAATCCTGGTGTCGGCGGTTCGATCCCGCCCCTGTCCACGGAGTCCCGAATTAACGGGGTACCCCCACTCCCATATGGCAGCCAGTCCGTTAAGCTGGTGAAGTGGGGTTTTATGGTAGTTATAGTGTTAATGGTTAGCACGTCAGATTGTGGTTCTGCTAGTATGGGTTCGAATCCCATTAATTACCCCATTGGAAGTTTGTCAGAGTGGTCTATTGTGCAGCTTTGCTAAAGCTGTGGACTTAACGGTCCCGAAGGTTCGAATCCTTCAGCTTCCGCTTAAAATTAGTAAATTACTATTATGGAAAATATAGACAAAGAGTTTATGAAACTCAAGATAGAGAAACAACTTGAGCATGAAAGAGCAGAAAGGGCTAAGCGTATTAGGGAATATTGGGAAACCCAAACTGCTCCATTCAAGGAGCCACATGAAGTTCCAACTATTCCTAGAGCAGAGCCCGAAGAATATAAAAACTTTTATGTTCCTAAACTTATACAAAGAGGAGCAATACCCAAGCTTGATCTAGTCCACGGTCAAGTGTATATTGGCGATCATCGTAACGCCAAGACCGCTAAATGGAATGCGGAAAAGCAGGTGTTTGAATATTGGAGATGGAAGTTCGGTAACACTTTCATCGATACTTGCAATCATTTTGAAGATGATGATGGGTTTGCCCTCTTTGTTCCTATCAGATTAGGAGAAGAAAAAGATTGGAAAAAAAGTGAATAAAAATTTTTTAGTGTCAAATATTTGTTGTATATTTGCTCTAATTCAATCGAACTGTAGCTCAGTTGGTTAGAGCACTCGCCTGATACGCGAGTGGTCGATGGTTCGAGTCCATCCAGTTCGACTCATAGTTTCTTAGTTCAATGGATAGAACACTTGACTACGGATCAAGCGATAAGGGTTCGAGTCCTTTAGGAACTACTACAAGTACAGGATGATCGTGGTGGTCGGATGGTCTGCAAAACTATTGGTGTTGGTTCGATTCCAACCTTGTACTCAATATACACGTCTGTAGTGAAATGGTATCATGTCGGTCTCCAAAACCGCTGTTAGAGGTTCGAATCCTTTCAGGCGTGCAAAAGTCTCAGTAGCTCAGTGGTAGAGCAGTTGACTGTTAATCAACTGGTCGTAGGTTCGAATCCTTCCTGGGACGCCAATATTGCGGGATGCGTAGAAGATGGTTATCTCGTCAGTCTCATAAGCTGAAGTTCTGGGTTCGAGTCCCAGTCCCGCAACCACGATCTCGTAGCTCAGTTGGTAGAGCACCTCACTTTTAATGAGGGAGTCGCAAGTTCGAGTCTTGCCGGGATCACACATGCTTCATACACAATTCTGCAATCTCTCAGTTAAAAGCTGTTGCAGACGTAAATGAATAATCCAATATGGTTATTAGTTGTGAACAATATGAAGCGCCATGCTTTCTTAGCTCAGTTGGTTCAGAGCATTTGCCTTACAAGCAAAGGGTCACTGGTTCGAATCCAGTAGAAAGCACATAGTATAATTAAATTAGTATAATAACTGTATGAGAAACGAATTTGAAAAATACGCAATGGGTAATCATGGAATTTCTTCCTTGAACATGCATTACCATAAAAAGCAGATTGAGTCGTCAATGACTCCTTATATTTTGGAAGAGCGCGAATTGCGTGCAACTCAAATGGATATTTTTTCCAGATTAATGATGGAAAGACTAATTTGGGTAGCAGGACCAGTTAACGATCATATGTCAACTATTGTTCAAGCTCAACTAATGTTTTTGGATTCAGTTGATGGATTAGATATTACAATGCATATTGATAGTCCAGGCGGGAGCGTTAAGAGTGGTTTATCAATGGTTGACGTAATGGATTATATTAACTGTGATATCCGAACAGTTAATACTGGAATGGCAGCATCAATGGGATCAGTGCTATTAGGAGCAGGAACTAAAGGAAAACGTAGTTCACTAAAGCACTCAACAACAATGTTGCACCAGTCTTCAGGAGGTTTCAGCGGAAATATCCAAGATGCTGAAATTGATTGGAAAGAGTGGCAAAAAGTAAATGACGAGCTATTTGTTTTACTTGGTGGGTATTGTGATAAAGATCCAGAACAAGTTAAAGCTGATGCAACTCGAGACTTTTGGCTTAGTGCTGAAGAAGCAAAGGCATATGGAATTATTGATGAGGTAATTTCTAAAAAGCCTAGAAAATAGAATAATGCCTGTATCGCATAGCGGCAATTGCGGCTGACTGTAAATCAGCTCCCTTACGGGTTCGGTGGTTCGAGTCCATCTGCAGGCACAAATTGGTCTTTGGCGTATTGGAAAGTATACTGTCCTGTGGTGTAACGGCAGCACATCTGGTTTTGGTCCAGATAATCGAGGTTCGAATCCTTGCGGGACAACAAGGGGCTAGTGGAAGCCCAAGAGTAGACGATGAGTCTATGTCCACAGTGGTGAAGAGAACCCTTAGTTTATAGATGGTTACTATAAATAGAGTAGACGTCAAACTTCACCAATTTGCCTCCTTAGCTCAGCTGGTAGAGCAACTGATTTGTAATCAGTAGGTCGTTGGTTCGATTCCGACAGGAGGCTCAATACAATTATTAGCTATTCTATAGTATAATAATTATATTAAACGGGGATGTAGCTCAGTTGGCTAGAGCATCTGCCTTGCACGCAGAGGGTCGCAGGTTCGATTCCTGTCATCTCCACTACAAATCTTACATAAGACGGATTAGCACCGTTGAAAGAGACCTTGGCTTTGTGGGAGTAATTACCCAATAAAGTAATCATGACCCGAGGTATTATGTGATGGACCCTGCTCTTTGGTGCACTCAAAACAGGTGAACAGTAAACTATGTTCAATCAAATCCACAAGCATGGTGAGCATGCAAGATTTGTCCTTGGCCCGTTAGTCTATCGGTTAGGACGCATCCCTTTCACGGATGAGAGACGAGTTCGATTCTCGTACGGGCTACAAAGATAATGGTCTCTCCAATCAATGTGATGTCGACAATCACGATTGGGTCAAGAGTTCAGCACCCTCAGCCTGGGCCCAAAGAAAACTCTGATGAAGCTGTTAAGAATGGAGCGAGATGGGTACTCCATCATTATCTTTACACACGGACCGGTAGTTCAGCTGGTTAGAATGCCGCCCTGTCACGGCGGAGGTCGCGGGTTCGAGTCCCGTCCGGTCCGCAAATAGTTAGGAGTCCATTGGTTGGAGGCACCTCCCCAAGGTTGAGTAACAGTAAGGCTGACTCTTTATGGCAAAGCTGGAATAGGTTCGAATCCTGTCCTGACTACAAATAAGCGGATGTCGTATAATGGCTTATTACTCCAGCCTTCCAAGCTGGAGATGAGAGTTCGATTCTCTCCATCCGCTCAAATTTTTTAGACATATTAAAAACTATTATTAACCAAGTAATACAATAAAACATGAATATCACAAAAGCACTTAAACAGAAAAACAAATTAGTTTCAAAAACTAATGAGTACATTTCGCATGTTTCAGCGTACAACTCTATTCAAGAAGGAACTACACGTCCTTATGATGCAAGAGAAGCGTTGGAAAAAGCAATGGCATCGGTTGATGAATTAGTTGCATTAAAAACAGCTATTCACAAAGCTAATGCAAAGGTTTATGATAAAATCTTTAAGTTGGCTGAACTAAAATCTTTGGTTTCTAAATTGAAAGGTTTAGATTGCAAAGAAGGAATGCACCAATCATATCGAATGGATGCTCCAGTAAAATACACTGCACAAATCTCAATTGTTGAGAAAGACCAGTGGATTGAAAAATTGGAGTCTCAAATCGAGATGTTGCAAGAAGAGTTAGAAGCTCACAACGCAAAAACCAAAATTTAAAAAATAGGGCGAGAAGAGAGTGAAGGAGGATCAGTAGCACTGAATGACCGCAAGTCATTTCTTACATATTCTGCTATCCAATCGATGTTAAGACGAAGACTCTGGATTCAAGGTTCAAGATTCAAGTAATTCAAAAATGGGCGAGTCAAAACACAACAATCTTTCAGCGAAAATTTTTTCGGATCTCTTTTCAAACCCTTAATTTTTTTTACTTATTTTAAACCAAAATTGAAAAAGTTAGGTATAATAAATAAGTAAACAACAAACAAGTTCTTTGAATCTTATTGATATATGTAGCCTAGCTTGCTAGGTTGCAAAACGGTCGCCTATGATCGTCAAATAAATCTGGAAACAGATATAAAGTGGAGCTATATGACTTATCAGCTCTGCGGTTTCGCAAGGAACTCGAGTAGGCAAGCAGGATATCAGAAGTCCTGAGTATCTGAGGGTAACACTGTAGGAGAAATGGAATTCTGACTAAGCGATGTGGGTCGTTTAGTTGAGAGGGGAACCTCAATAAGATTAACCTGTAGGATATTTGCAAGGAGTGGAATCATCCGACTCCATGATTGCGAACTCCAATTTAATGGGAACCTTAAAGTCGAAAGACAAGTTGGTGTACAGGTGGTGCTGTTACTAACCTTATCATCAGTCTACCAAGACTGCAGTTAAGAGGAATCCGGAAAAATTGAGGTAGGGATATCTCAGAGAGTAGTTAAGTATCGACCCTGACAAAATCGGGGCTGGCCTAGTGACGAGCCACTACTTTCATAATCCACAGAGTCAATAAACTTTGGAAATAAAAAGTTCTTTTGGTGAATAACTAAAATCCATTTTAAAGCAAAGCTTAAGCGCTCGTCAGCTGCGAACGAAAGGTGCCTACCTAGTAACTGGTTGTCAGTTGCCGTAGAGGATCGCAAGTCCAATACGAGTTCTCAGAAAAATCTATAGCCTCGCAAGGGTTAACGGGATCGGCAGATTCTGGTAGATATAATATGAGGAGAGTAGTTCAAACCCGCAGCTCAAGGAGTGGTACACCTAAAAAACCGGCACTGTTAGAGTAGAGATCAAAAGTCTCTGGATAAGTAGGGAAACAATAATCCTATGTAAAGATCTAACGTTAAAACGTATAATCTCAGCGTTTTTCTTTTTTACTTTCCAACAATCACATCTTGAAAATATTATATCGCGGGGTAGAGCAGTGGTAGCTCGTTGGGCTCATAACCCAAAGGTCGTCGGTTCGAATCCGGCCCCCGCTACCAAAAAGAAAAAGCCGCATTAAGCGGCTTTTGTTATTTACAGGCTTTTAAAAAGTCTTCGTAGTTTAAGATAATCTTTTCTCGTTTTAACTGCTTAACCATATTGGTTGCAATCTCTTCTCGATTATCTTTGTCTCTTACTTGCTTAATAATATCGACTATTCCGTCGACCATATCTTTATCTTGGGGTTTAATATCTCTAATCTTCATATTATGCAACAACTCTAGTATTAATATCATCAATTAGGTTAAGTAAACCTTTCTCGTATTCTTTTGATGATGCATATCGATTTCCATGAACATTAACAAATTCTCCTAGTACTAAGTCGTCTGCCGTTCTTTTACCTGGAACAAGATATCGATTTGCTAATAGATTAAAGTATGCAATAATTCCACCTTTCCAGGTAGCTCTAGCATCTCCTCCTGGAATAGCATTACCTTTGGCATCAAAACTCTTAATTGATCCATCGTCAGTATTTCCAACATTAAAAATGTTTTTGGTATCAATTGGCTTATTTCTAGTTTTGGCAAAACCTCCTTCGAGTGTGGCTTGTGCAAGAACTAATTGTGGTGGAACATACACGCCAGAATTTCTGTATACGTATGCAGCGGCTTCTGCAAAATCTTCTCCACTGATGGGATCGTCAACTTTTGCCGCAAGAGGTTTTCTAATATCAATCCACTCTTGGCAAATATTTGCATACAACTGAATATTTTCGGGTTTATTTAAATCTAATGCAATAAACAGAGTTGAATCTGGATCGACTGTTGTAATTTTTTTAGGATCTCCTAATTTGTCTGAAATTTGCTTAATTTTATCAGAATATTCTTTCTTTTCAGCAGGCTCTCTTTTAATTGGAGCAGTTTTAACTTCTTTATCAGTCTTCTTTTCTTCAGGCTTGGCTTCATCCGGTTTTACTGGAGTATCTTCTCCAGTAACAGCAGATAATAGATCTCCGATCCATCCAAAATAACTGTCCTCATTGATTTTTTGCCAAGATTTAAAATCTTTAATGTTTTGTCCCATTAATATTGCATTATTTCTATAAATATTTATCTTCGACTGATAACCCAGTTAATAAACTTAGTATAATAACTTAGTTAAATGCCGACGTGATGAAATAGGTAGACATGAGAGACTTAAAATCTCTTGGGCCGTAATGCCCGTGCCGGTTCGACTCCGGCCGTCGGTACCAAAAATAACCTCAACTAAATGTCAGAGGATCTTACTAAAGAGGAGCGAGGAAAAATACTTGCTGAAATGATGAGATTAGATCAAGAGGCTGGTTTGTATGACGAGCCATTTGATAATCTATCAATCAAAGAAAAATTAAAAGACTCAAACTATTACAAATTTGCTGGTATTGCACCAGATGGATTTGTCCTAGTTCCAACCGAAGTTATCGATATGTTAGATGACTTTGAAGAGTGGAAGGATTTTAAATATAGAAAGCTTGAATGGATTAAAGAAAAATCTAAACAAGTTTTAAGAGTAAAATAAAATATGAATAATTTAATAATAATTGCGCATCCAAATAAGGAGTCTTTTTGCTACAGTGGAATTTATAAAACTATCTTATTAACACTTATTCAAAATAACGAATCGGTTAAAGTATTAGATCTATATAGCGATGATTACACAAGACCCAGAACTGATTTAATAGAATCCTATAAGGAAACCGTTACATGGTCAGATAGAATTTATATTATATCTCCAGTTTGGTGGTTTAGATTAACTCCAAGAATGGAAACTTTCTTCGATGAAGTCTTTACTCCTGGCTTTGCCTATAACTTTGTCCCGCTAACTAAGCTATACGGTTATCCAAAACCTCTTTTAAAAGATAAAAAAGTTAGAACATATTTAACTCACGGTGCGCCAGCCCTACCAGTCCAAACACTCTACTTAAATTCAGTAAAGTTAAGATTAGTTATGGGAGTTTACTCATTTGTCTTTGGTTGGTTCAAGACAAAGACTCGTCAATTTTGGAGTGTACCATTTGTTTCACAAGAAAAACGTGTAAAATATCTAAGAACTGTAGTAAAAGATATTAAAAAAGATTTAAAAACTAAACTATGATTAATGTAATTTATTTTTCAGCACCATGGTGTGGGCCCTGTAGAACATTTGGTCCAGTTATGGAAAAGGTTGCTGAACACTTTAATGAAAACTCTTTAGTTGAAATTACTAAAGTAAATGCGGATGAAGATCCTGATACTGCTGCTCTGCATGGTATTAGATCAATTCCTGCGCTAGTCTATTTAAAGGATAGCGAAACTGTGCATCAAACAGTTGGTGTAAAAGCACAAGCTGATATTATTGAAAAAATTAATGAGCTGTTAGCTTAATTAGTATATGAGTGAACCTATATTAGGAGTACACGCATTCTATTCAACGGATGTTGATGAAGGCGAGTTTAAATCAATAGAACTACTTTGTCAATTAACCTCAGCGTTATATTGGAGAAAAAACTTTGGGCCAATTGGCCTGTATATTAGTCCAGAAAGAGAGGCACAAGTATTCCACTACGGTCTACATAATGCATATTCATTTGTTGATACACTACATCATGAAATGGTATTAAGTCATGGAAGCCCTAGGTTTTGGGCTTATCCTAAAATGATGATTGCAAAACACATTTCAAAGGACTTTAATAAATTTTGCATGATTGATACTGATCTCTATATTAAGTCAAGAGACTTTTTTAATACTGATGCACAAATCTTAACTTTCCATGGTGAAATAACTAATGCTGACAAATATCCAGACGTTGGATATGTTCCTGGACCAGACCTATACAAAATTGCAGAATTGGAAAGTCCAATTGATGAGTGGAAGCCTAGAGCAGTTAACACTGCACTTTTATATTGTAATGGAGTTGCTGAATTTATTCATGAGTGGATGTATCATGTAGATAGAATTGTTGAAAACTCAAATAAATGGGAACCTATTATTGGAGCAGGTGATCAAATTTTTGTGGAACAATATCTCTTATCAAATTTAGCTGAGGCTCGTGGAATTAATATTGAAACCTATCTTAAATCAGATTGGATCCCTGGAGCAAAACTTAATGTAATGCACCTTGACCCAGAGATGGAAGCATGGATTCATACTGAACCTATTAATATTGCTAAACAGAAATTTAATAATGTTTTACATATATGGGGTCTAAAACACAGTCTAAACTATTCAATTGTTAGAACAGAACTATTGGGCAGAATTCTTGGTGACCTAGACAGAGATTTCCCAGAAATTGATAAGTCCTATCCTGTACTATTAGCAGAAGCTAGGGCATTATACAAAGACCAAACCGACAAGTACTTGGGTATATTATCTAAAGATAAACCTAAAGAAAGAAAAAATGGAAAATCAAAAAAACTTCGCTCAACAACTAACGGAAAAGGCAACATCTCTTCTTAAGAGAATTGGAACAGTTGCAGTTTTAGCCAGTGCACTAATCGCAGGATTCTGTATTGGTTACTACTACGAATTGGCTTTAAACAAGGTTAAAGGCGAAACTTGGAGAGAGGCAAAAACTCTCAAAAACACTTCAGTTGCAGTTAATGAAAATGCAGATCTTTTGATTATTGATAAAAAGACTGGAGTTTATACAATCTATTCTGATTCAATTGGACGTGTTATTTTTAATATCTATGCACAAAAAGCATATGTAAACGCCACTGGCCACTAAATTTAAATTATGGGAGTAAGATCATTTAAAACTCTCATTGTATTGGCTGGAATCTTGGCATTCGGTTTCCTTTGGAGACTATTACACACTGAAAAACCTAAAGAGCTAAACAGCGGAACAATCGATGAGAAGTCACCGCCAAGTTTAGCTCTTTATTATTATTTAGAAAAGTATTCTGAAGAATATGGTGTGCCATTCCACATTGCAATAGGAGTAGCTCGAGAAGAAACAGGCTATAAGGGACCATTCCATTGGAAATACAATCCCAAATTAACCTCATCTGCTGCAGCATATGGTGCAATGCAGATTCAGGTCCCAACTGCAAATTTTATTTGGGATAAACCTGTAACCAAAAAACAATTACTAAATAACCTTGAACTAAATGTTCAAATTTCAATGAAACTTTTGGCATATTTGTATAAAAGATATGATAACTGGGCGGTTGCATTGGGTTGTTATAACACAGGAAGACCCCTAGTTAATGATTATGCAAGACGCATAGTTAAATAAACTAAAAGCCACATGGAAAACTGGGATCCAAATGACCATCAAGGCCGTAGTAAAGAACAAGTTGAAGCAAACGAAAAAATCGCTACCGTTGCGGTTGCAGCTTTACTATTACTGATAATTGGTTTTACTATTAAAATACTATTCTAATGAAAGAAACTGCTAAAGCAAAATTGCACTCGTTCCTAAACATCATATTTTATGTGATGGTTACTGTAAATTTCATTGTTCCTATTTCTCTGCTTGCACTTTGTACAATCGCATTAGGGCACCTAGAAAATCAACACTGGTCTATTAATTGGGCAGTTAGAGTTTCACTATGCCTTGCTATTGTAGAAACCTTTGCACAGATAATCAGAACAGTAAAACTTTTTAGGAATAAGAAGTAAATAATACTGAAGAAGAGAGAATTAGAGCCTCTCCTTGTTCGCCTCGGGTTAATAGCCCTTGAATGATCCCATGGTCATAAAGAGGTAAGCAAAAAATATAAATCTAAAATGTATACACTACAAGAACAAAAGAAGTGTTCGGTGAATATCACCAGCAACAAAAATCGTATTAAACAATACGAAAGTTCAGTCTACTTAAAAGACGGTCAACAATTTGAATTGGAAATTTTCAATCCTCACCAATTCAAAGTATTAGCAAAAATTTCAATTAATGGTAAAGAAATTTCTCAGGCCGGTTTGGTAATCAGACCAGGTCAAAGAATTTATCTTGAGCGTTATCTTGATATTGCTAAAAAATTCAAGTTTGAAACATATGAAGTTGAAGACTCTAACGAAGCCAAAGAAGCAATTGCTAAAAACGGCGAAGTTAAAGTTGAATTCTTTTATGAGCAAAACTTAAGAGGAAATTACTGGTATGGTAATTCAATGACAATTAATTCAAATAATTGGAATGGATCACACACTACTACAATTAACCCAAATACATTCTTTACTACAACTGGAACTAGTCAGCTTGGATCAAATATCAGTTATACAAGTTCAAGCAGCGTTGGTAGTTTAAGTTATGGTGGAACTACTGTCAATAATATTTCAATGCCAGTTGCTGGCTCAATTGAAACAGGCAGAATTGAAAAGGGTTCTAATTCAAAACAAAAATTCTCTGAAGACAATGGATCTTATAATTGGTGGGTTAACGAAACCATAATTATAAAACTCCTACCACTTTCCAAAAAACCAGTTGAAGTTACTGAAATACGTAACTACTGCGGTGGATGCGGTTCACGTATCAAAAAATCTAGTTGGAAGTTTTGCCCTAGCTGTGGCGAATCTTTAGACTAAAATCAGAACAGAGAGGCTCTAACTCACTTCTTTTTAGTATATTAGTTTTAAATCAAAATAGGAATGGAAGATTTACTATACAAACTAGGCTGGCCAGGTCGAATGATCTCAGCAAGCAAAAGCGGTTATCGTGAGCAATACCCAGATAACTTGTCAATTTTTAATGCTAATGTGTGCACTGACGAGGGAAAGATTTGGTGGGGAGATATTGATGTTACCCTTAGCAAAGAAGATTTAATTAATTTAGCAGTAGGAACTGGCAAAACTATCTATGTACTCTATGAAATGGATGGTCGATTTGAAAATGAAGACAATCCAAAAATTGGAGAAGCTGCTGTTAAGTTTTTACCAGATGGTACAGTTGAATTAAAAGAGAGCCT